CGGGTGGAAGTGGAGCTGCAGTCAACTTTTTCCAGCCCACTATTCATGCGGAGCCTCTTTTGGCTGTTTATGATTTCTTTTTCAAGCAAGCTTCTGAGCAATCCGGTATTCCGGCCCACGTTTACGGGTCTTCTGACGTAGGAGGAGCAGGGAAAACAGCCTCTGGTCTTGCTATGCTCATGAATGCAGCCTCAAAAACGCTTAAAAGCGTCATTTCCCATATAGACAATGGCATAATCAAGCCAGTGATTGATGATTTATGGCTACATATGATCCTTTTTGACGATTTTGATAAGCGTGGGGACATAAATGTTGTTGCCAGAGCCAGTGAGTACCTGATTGTGGCAGAACAGATACAGCTCAGACGTAATGAATTCATGCAAGCGACCATGAATCCGGTGGATATGCAGATTATCGGTGAGGCTGGCAGGGCAGAGCTTCTCAGGGAGTCGGTAAAGGCATTAAAGCTGAATGAGAGCATAGTTCCTGGTCGTGAAAGGTTCGAGGGTCAAGGGGGACCCCCACAGCAAGCTCCCCAGCAAATTCCTCAAGGTGGAAGCCAGAAACAACCCTCTGGCGCCCCACAGCAGGGGGAGATTCCGATTCGTAAACTTCCAATAGGGCAACAGGAGATGTAATGTATGACAAGATGCCGATTGAGGTAAGGGAGAGCGTAACAAAACTTAAAGGAAGCGACCATTTTAAAAAATTCACAGACTGGCTATCGTTAATTGAAACTGAACTTTCAAATAAATCTGCAACCCAGTTAGATACAATAATTATGAGAAGGTATCAGGGTGGATACAAAACCATTAGAGATCTTAATAAAGATATAGAAGCATCCCCAGGAATTGTCAGGGGAAAGAAACCATAAATTTTTAACTACGGGAGGCTACGGAAGCCATGAGACATGAAGAGATAATGATACACAGAGCAAGAATCAATGAATTATATCTTGGGACGACAAATGGGGGCTTAGGAACCGCTGTAACAGCTACAGGTGCGGAACTAAACGCTTCTGATGGAAGCCCAGCGTCAGTTGCAACTACCGCCACTCCAGCGTCTGGGAGTTGTGGAGTCCAATTCGTTTTTAGCGATGCTGCTGGAACAACAATGGCAGTTCCTCACTCTGGCTTGCTATATCTCAGTGAGGTGGCGACAGGGTTAACCCAGGATTTGGCTGATACAACCCTTGCTGTTCTTACGAATGGCGCTCTTACAAATGTAGGCGGTGCTGGTCCGAGCATATATACAACTGATGCTGCGGGGTTGCTTGGGATTACCATTACGGCTGCTGCAGACGACTATTATGTCGTATTTGTAAAACCGAATGGACTTCTTTTAATCTCTACCGTGTGTACTGTAAACGCATAAGGATAATTTATGAGAGACATGACGCTTGAGGAGCTAGGGGATCATGATATTGATAACCTCCAGCATGTTTTGAGTAAAAGTAAAAAGGTATATTTCACGCAAAGGGAAGAGTTTTTTGAATTTATTCCCGCAGCCATGAAGAGATGCCTTTTGAAAATGGGAGTGACTGTTACTGAAAGTACGCTTCCAGAGGAGGCTGATAAACAATTAAAGGAGAAAAATGTAAGAATAGAGAGAAGGCCCTACGCTGGCGATGATGCTTGGAGAGCTGGAATCTATATTTACAAGGATAATGAGATAGCTGGGTTTGTTTCAACCTCAGTTGTCAAAAATGACTTCGGTGCTTACGAAGTCTTAACTACAATGTAAGTTCACTCCGAACTTGTAATAAGGATACTTATAATGAGGATACTCGAAAGAAACCTCATAATAAAACCTTATTATGCAAGGATACCGTTTCGGACCTTGAGTTAATGCAATAGCATTTGGAGGATTAATGGCAAAAGCAAAAGGTGATGGGGATGATACTTTTATCCCTAAAAGCGTAAAAGCACAGGGAGATGAAGCCGATAAAAAGTTCGATGAAATTAACGCCAAACCGGAGGAAGAGGATGTAATAGATCCTAAACCTCCAGAACCAGAACCGCCAGAGGAACCGCCTAAAGATCCGAAGGATGATGATGACGATCCATTTCCTACGGATAAAGACGGTAACTTAATTGAGCCTAGCGATAACGGAATAATCATTGACGAAGACGATTGGCAGCATAAATACAACACGCTTAAAGGTATGATGGATGAAAACCAAAGGCGTGATACTGACACAATTGGACGTCAAGAACAAATGATCAGCCAGCTCATAGCTGCACAAGAAAGGAAGATAGAAGAGCCACCGCCTGAGAGCGATCCGGTTCCTCTTCCTAAAAAACTGAATCCAGATACATATCCAGAATATGACCCGTATCTTCACATTGTTGGAGAAACGCTACATAAACTGGAGCAAAAGCTCGATCAATTTGAGCAAAGGTTTCAGGCTGTGCAGGGTGATTTCGAGATCATAAAAAGGGATAAGGTTGTAGTTGAGCAAAATTCCTTTGAATCGGAATTAACAGCAGCGGTAAAAGATTGGCATATAATTAATGAGCGAGAAGATTGGAAACTTTGGCTTATTGACCCTGAATACACTAAAAAAATGGGTGAGAGAAGGCAGGATGTATTGAAAAGGGCGCAAGTGAATCAAAAGCCCCAACCTGTGATAAATCTTTTCAAAGAATGGAAAGGTCTTTTTATCAAGCCCAAAATAAAAAAGGATATCTCTGAAGAGGCTATTCCCAATGAAACCTCTCCTGCAGCTCCGACAAATTATTCTCAGGAAGGTAATGTTGTTACTTTAGCTGAGTATAACGCTGCTGTAGATAAGGCAAAAAGAGGGAAGATGACCTTAGAAGAGTTTAATAAGATTTCGGATAAATATCAACATGCATTATCAAAAGGGTTGGCTTAAAAATATCGGCCCCTTTGATTTGCAATAACAAAGGAGGCTGTTATGGGTGTTGCTGCTGCAACGGGTACTCCAAGTTATTCGGGGACCTTTATTCCCGAAGTGTGGTCCGGTAAACTTCTGGTGAAGTTTTACGCTGCCACAGTTCTTGGTGCTATCTCTAACACTGACTATAGCGGGGAAATCGCTGACAAGGGAGATAAGGTTATTATTCGCCAAACTCCTACGATCACAATCAGGGATTATTCCAAAAACTCAACCCTTATCCATGAGAGACCGGAAGAAGAAACGGTTGAACTCTTAATTGATAAAGCCAAATATTTTGACTTTATCTGTGATGACATCGTTAAGTATCAGTCTGACATTGACCTTATGAATGACTGGTCAGATGATGCTTCGATGCAAATGAAGATCACGATTGATGAACTTGTAATCAATGATGTCTACTCTGAGGCCCACGCAAGTAACGCTGGTGCTTTAGCTGGAGCTGTGTCTGGATCTGTCAACATGGGGGCTGCTGGTGGCGGTTCTGCCGTGTCGATAACAAAGGCAAACATCATTGATACGCTCGTTGATTGCGATACCGTTCTTGACGAACAGAATGTTCCTGAAACTGACAGATGGATCGTTATTCCTCCCTGGATGAGAGGTGTAATTATGAAGTCTGATCTGAAAGATGCCTCCATGACTGGGGATGGGACTTCAATCCTTCGGAACGGGCGTATAGGCCGTATTGGAAATTTCACTCTTTATGTGAGTAATTTGTATGATGCAATTGACGATACGGAAACTACCTACCGAGTAATCGGTGGGCAGAAAAAAGCTCTTTCTTTTGCTGCTCAAATGACTGAAATGGACAGCATTAAGGCTGAGTCAACCTTCGGTACAATTGTCAGGGGTCTGAATGTGTTTGGGTATAAAGTACTCAAAACTGAAGCCCTTTTTCACCTGTACTGCACCAAACCGTAAGGGGGTGATTACGATATGGCAGCTTATTACTTAAAAGATAACACAACGGGTGCGCTTTCCTATACTGGGTATCCAGGCAACATTATTATGTCGCAAAGGATTGACCTCGTTGATATCATGGCTGGCAATGTAGCCCTTGTAAGTTCTACTGGGAGTGCTTTAACGCCTACCGTAGGTGGAATTGATTCTACTGAGACTATATTGCTTCCGTTACCTGCTGGGACCATTTTAACGCTTGTCGGCATTTATGTGCATGATACCGTTGCTGGTACATTCACTATTGACCTTGGTGACAATTCGGATATGGATGGTTACGGGGTCGCCCTTGATGTTACGGCTGCTGGATTTGGTATTGACGATGATCCAGCGTTGTTGACTGCAGGCGGTGAACAGGCAAAGGCTTTAGACGCTGCAGGAGTTATTTCTGTTGAGTTTAATAATGACAATAACCTGCTCCCAGACTTTACTGTTTGGGCTATGGGGTCATATTTGCCCATATAATTAAACCTTAATGTGATCAGGAGGGGGTTATTTTACCCCCTCCTTATTAGGAGGAATATAGATGGAACCTAACAATACCGATTTTCTTGGTAGATGGGTTATCAAAACATGTGAAGATGGCACAGAAGAATTTGAGGCTATGAGTAAGGGTAACTGGAGAAAGATAACGATAAGCTCTCAGACTTACGACAAGAGATATCGTGAGGCTACAGCACCTGAAATTGATGCTTTTTTTGAAGCAAGACAAAAGGCCAAATCTGAAGCTGAAGGACCCCTTGCAATCGAAGAAGATGTAATTAAGGTTGAAGATCTTCCAGACGAACCTCCGGTATCTCCCAAGGCCCCAGAAACACCATCAGAAGAAGTGGTTAATGCTACTGTTGAGACCGTCAATGAAAAGATTGACAAAATCAGAACATATGATGCCCTTGAAGAGTATCTGATTCTTGAGCATAATTTTGAAGAAGAATTGGATAGGACAAAACTCCTTAAGGAACTCAGGGAAGAGGCCAAAGTTAAATTTGGCGAAGGTTAATTATGGCTGCTTTAACCGTATGGCATGATGATCTTATTGCGAATGCTCCAAGCTGTTCTCTCGGAATGAGGAACAGTACTGTCAGAAGAATAGCTTCTGAATTTTGCAGAGATACGTTGCTGTGGGTGGATGACCTTTATAATAATGGTGATGGAACTCCAGTTGTTGATTTTCCGGTTGTCGCAGACGCTAATAATTATGATCTGACAGACGATACGGATGCGAATACAAGGGGTGCAGGAGACAGGCTCACCACTCTTCAGGCTAAAATCCACTCTATTAAATCAGTGAAATATAAACTCCCTACTGCTACAGGTACGGAATCTGATGATGATCAGTTCTCGTTCTTGACCCCTATGACAAAAGCGGTATGGGACAGAAGGGATAGCGGTGAATGGCCTTACAGGGAGGGATCTGCTCCTACAGGCTATTATATGGATGTTGATAGAGTATTGTATCTTTACCCTATCCCTACTACGGCAAGTCCTGGTGGACTTAAAATAACTGCCTACCTTGAACCGTCTTTAGCTGCTACTGCGGTTCCAGATTTCATTCAAGAAAATCATTATGAGGTAGTCCTTGATGGAGCTTTATGGTTATTGCTCAGAATGCAAGACCAGCCATGGTCAGATATGGATATGGCCCTATTTTACAAGGAAAGATATAATGCTCAAATGAGTGAAGACAAACAAGCAAAATGGAGAGGCAGAGTAAATAGAAACATGAGAGTAGCCTATAGACGTTTTGTATAGGAGGCTAAAATGCCAACTGATACAGTATTTCCCAGTGGAGCCACTCCAAATGAGGGAGAAATTAAAGACGAGATAGAACTTGTCGTCAGAGCCACTTTAAATGAGGCTACTGAAAAATTTTGGCTTACTTCGGAAATAGTTAATTGGATTGATGAAGGTGCTGTAGATATAGCTACTAAAACTTTGTGTGTCGAAGATATAATTGCAGTAACCGTTGATGCAGACCAAGCTGTATATTTGGATACCGATGGTACTGGAATTGAAGATATAATTTATATTAATGCAGCATGGATTGAATCATCAAACACATATGAAGCACTTCAAAAATTCCATCCAAGGTTGATGTCTACAGTAGAGGGTAAGAGGATTCCTGAAACCACCACTGGTCAACCGAGATACATTTCATTAATGGGGAAAGCTGGGGAAGACAAAAGAATCCTTTTATTCCCAAACCCAGACGCATCTTATAGCTTGAGCATTTTTTGTGCTTTGGCTCCTACCTCTGGTGCAATAGACCTTCCAGATGAATACAGACATTTACTTATCCCATATGTTCTTCACAGAGCCTACATGAAGGATAAGGCTTTTTCTGCAGCCAGCTTTTGTTATCAGCAATATCTTGCAGGTCTTGGCGCTAATATGCCGAATTTCTTTAATAGAGAGCAAGATTCTGAGGATATGCTGAAGCCACCTGATTTTACGATAAGAGAGGAATAAGATGGCTGAACAACGTGATATCAAGGTCCAGCGTAAGGCTGGAAACTTCAGAATTCCAAGCATACCTGCTGCT